ATGTTCTTCCTAGTCTATGTTGTCTCTGTACTTTGAAGTACACCGTATATTTAGAATAAGTAATAATTAATATACTAATTATACGATGTATCCAATGTATCTACATAGTATTATAATGCATCTGAAGAATCTGTCAAGTCCTCTGACACAATATCATCACAATGCATGAGATCATATCTCTCTAAAGCATTGATTTCATTAGAGACATTACTGTAACAAGTGTTACATAAGTCTACAAACTCATTGTTCTCTTTAGACTTCCGAGTTGCTTCGAAGTCATTCAAAGCAACATTGCAAGCTATACATCTCATGAGTAATCTACCTCTTTAAGTTCTACCAAGTCAGGTCCATCACGCTCAACATCACACCACACTGAGCCACTATGTTGACACCCAGATTTAATGAGCTCAACAATGTGGACAGGTAAACCATCCTCTTCCATGTCAAGCTCTACCTCTTGCAGATGCCAGTAGTCAGGCATGTCTGGATAGTTCTTCTCGAACTTCCAAGTTGCACGTAGTGCGAAGTCATTGTCCTCTTCATCATACCACAGATGTGTACACTCGTACACCTTACCATCAATTACTTGCATCATAGCTCCCCGCTAAATCATCGAGATACTTCTCGTGTCTCTTGTCTTCTTCATCCGACACAACGGAATCTAAAGAGTCTATCACAGACTCTAAGGCCCTTGCAACTTTATTGAGTTCCTTGGACGCATAACCACCGGTTTGCATCAAGTAGCTATCTGCTTTACGCAAGTGGTGCAATGAGCTCCGTAGGTTGTAGAATACATCGTTCTCCATTGAATACCTCCCACACAATAGATCTGACACAATAACTTATATTTTATATAATTTCAAATTTTTTTTTTATTTTTTTTTTTCAGATGCGATTCATTCTCATTTGTAGATGCGAATCGTTTGCATTATGATTATCATTCGCATTATCATTTTAATTCGCATTTCGATTACGATTCAAAAATTTTCTGCGGACAAAAAAATAGGAGCTCGAGGCCCCTATCTTTTCATCGTTTGGTCGATGATTTCGATGATGATTATAATGGTCACCATCGATACCAAGACCATTAGAAACCGGTCCATCATTGTCCCTCGACTAGATAGTCATAATGGACCATCGAAACATGGTCACCATCGACCCACCGCTTCGGGTCTTTCTTGGCTATCAGGTTGCACCAGCTATCCCAGAGCCAAGATGTCCTACGTTTCTTGCAAGCTTGCACGTATGCTTCGATCTTCTTCTTCCTAGTCTCTGGTTTGACTTTCTTCGAAAGATTCAAGACCGATGGTGCAATGTTCAATCGTCGTAAATTGTGGACATCGATACACCCAACTCGACCGGCGACAAGCTGACAACAGAACCCAGCCTTGGCTAACCCGAGCCCATCGACCTTTAAGAATGCGTCCATCAATGCCAGGTCGTCTTTGGACATAATGGCGTCCATCACTTCCCGGTACAATGTGTCCCGATTAAGCAATAACCAATTCAAGGTCTTTAGCTTGTTGCCCCAGACATACTTCGAGAATCTTCCAAACTCTCGATAGTCTCGCATCTGGGTTCCGATTGAATGCCAAGGTTGTTGAATAGACAACACGACCATCATAGTCAGGTCCTGCAAATGCTCTGGTGATTGTTGCGACCATGTATTGATCTTTGGATTGTATTTCTTGAAACTCATAAACAAAAACGGGCCATTGCTGACCCGTCCTCCGTGGTTGTACCGATCACTCTTGCTCGGCTGTCAATGCAAAATTCCAAAGGTCTCGACCTTCACGACGTTCGACTGCTATCGTGATTTTCCCGACGTGCACTTGGTCGAATGAATTGATATGGTCCGAACCAAGACCACGATCTTTCGAGCTCCGCACTCGATAGAATCCTTGGTCCTTGATACCATCGACAATGAAACGAACAGTTCCTTTCGATTCTTTCTTGAAGTCTACACTCGAGCTCGGGAAGTATGACCGAACAAGATTCCTAGCCAGACGTTCGTTGCTGTTATACTTGAAGTATTCTTTGATTGTCGTAAGCATTGCAATATCCTCTTGGTTGTTTGCTGTTGTCTTTATCGACAATGAAAGTATCGTTGATCCTGCATTGATCATCCAATTGTATTTATTAATCGTACACCATAGGCACCATAGAAAAACTTTATATATACGTGGGTACTACATAGGCCCACACACTCGCAAGACTACCACGACTTTGAAGACCTTGCAAGAACTTTTTAGTCTAACGCACAACCACTAGCAAGAACTGTGCCAGGTCTACCTAGACCCCCGGGGGCAGGCCAGCACAAATCTATTGCGGTGTAGTATCCACATAGACTTGCAAGACTAGGAAAATAACAAAAAAGACCTAAATTACCTCTGTTTTACGTTGTATCTCCATAGCTACCAAGTCTCTGATTTCTCTACATATTTCTCACACAATACTATTTTGATATTGATACCCCTAAAAATGTCTTGACAGCTATAAAGTTTTATGTTAAGATATTGGCCTAGTTTGGAGAAACATTATGTCCCAAGAAGAACAGCAAACAGTAGAAGCAACGCCCTTGGAGCCTGTCAAAAGAAAACGAGGTAGGCCAAAAAAATCCGAAATAGAGGCGAGAAAAAAAGGCAACAGAGGTGTTCGTGGTAGACCACCCGGTGATGCCGCTAGGATTAACGAATTCAAAGCAAGACTGCTTGCCACTGCAGGCGATAGAGTAGTTGATAAGATTATTCATATTGCGTTAGACGATGAGCATCCCGGTCAGATGGCGGCTTTGAAGATGTGTGCTGATCGTATTCTGCCGATGTCCTACTTTGAAAGGGATAAGGCCACTGGTGGAAAGAGTGCAGTCAACATTACTATCACTGGTGTAGGCGGTGAGACAACAATTATCGGTGGGGACACACCGGAGGGAGAAGTGTACGAACATGAAGATACCACAAAATGTTAAACGGATTCTACAAGGGATTATCAATAACGAAGGAGGCTTTCAAGCTGACCCTGATGACACTGGTAATTATGCAGGGTCTCGTCTTGTTGGGACTAACTATGGAATTACTCCCGGTGCTCTTGCCGCATATCGAGGTGTTGACGTATCAGAAATAAGTCAGGCTGATATTAAAAGTTTGACTGAAGAAGATGCGATGGGAATCTACGCTCAGGACTACTACTACAAGCCCGGCTACGATAAGATTCAAAATGATTATCTGCAAGAGAATGTGGTAGACATGGCAGTCAATGCAGGGGCACCTCGTGCAACTCGATTGCTACAGAGTCTTGCCGGTGTTGACGAAGATGGTATCTTAGGACCTCAAACTCTGCAGGCAGTCAACGATTCAAGTATTAATACAAATGACTACTCCACGGAGCGCAAAAGATATTACTTGGACTTGGTAGTCAACGATCCTGTCAAGAGTAAATATTTACTTGGATGGGTCAACCGAGCAAACAAATACATTGTACGAGACTATCCAGAAGGCGGTGTTATTCCCTTGGACGTAATGGCACAGGTGGACAACGAAGTGGGAAAGTCATCAACGGCTCTGCCTGAAACGTCTGAAATCTCAGCACGAGCAGAGCCGACATTGGCACCAGAAAAAGAGATAGCATCATTAGACTTTAATCCTGATATGTTTACTTCGGGACCAGTTGTAGAAGAGTATACTGACTACGCATCGTTGGACAATCCATTTATGAATCAGAAAACATGACAGACTTAAAAGTCGAGTTACTACCTTGGCAACAAGAGGTCTTCAATGCTACCGAACGATTTAAGGTGGTAGCCGCAGGAAGACGTTGTGGCAAATCTCGACTGGCAGCTTGGATGCTTATTCTGAATGCATTGCAAACTGAGAAGGGGCACGTGTTTTACGTTGCTCCAACTCAAGGGCAGGCTAGAGATATTATGTGGGGTGTTCTCTTGGACTTAGCACACCAAGTAGTTGCCTCATCTCATGTCAACAACATGCAAATAAAATTAATTAACGGTGCAACCATCTCTTTAAAGGGTGCTGACAGACCGGATACCATGCGAGGTGTTAGCCTCAAGTTCTTGGTAATGGATGAGTATGCGGACATGAAGCCATCGGTGTGGGAAGAAGTATTGCGTCCTGCACTGGCTGACCAAAAAGGACACGCACTGTTTATCGGTACGCCAAAAGGTCGTAACCATTTCTATGAGCTTTACAAGTATGCAGAGCTCAGTAAAGATGAGACGTACCGTGGATGGCACTTTACTTCGTATGATAACCCTCTGCTTGATCCGGAGGAAATTGATACAGCTAAGAAGTCTATGTCATCGTATGCGTTCCGTCAAGAATTTATGGCAAGCTTTGAAGCACTGGGCTCAGAAATTTTTAAAGAAGACTGGGTTAAGTTTGACAAAGACGAACCAGATGTCGGTGACTACTATATAGCAGTGGATTTGGCAGGCTTTGCAGATGTTGCGGTTGCAACGACAGCCAAGGCTAAACGATTGGATAAGACCTGCATAGCAGTGGTCAAAGCAAACACCGATGGTTGGTGGGTTGCTGAATTAATTTATGGGCGTTGGGATATTAAAAAGACAGCGCACAAGATATTCCAAGCAGTGCAGAAATACGAACCGGTTGCAGTCGGTGTCGAAAAAGGCTCATTGCGGAATGCAGTCCTTCCTTATATAACTGACCTTATGAAAGCTCGTCAGAGATACTTCCGTATTGAAGAGTTAACACACGGTAACAAAAAGAAAACTGATCGTATCGTGTGGGCATTACAAGGTCGCTTTGAAAACGATCAGATTAAGCTAAACAAAGGTGATTGGAACGAAGAGTTCTTAGATGAGCTCTTCCAGTTCCCTAATCCTTTGGTGCACGATGACTTAGTAGACGCATTAGCCTACATCGATCAGCTTGCACAAATTAGCTACTATGTGGACTTTGAAGAAGACGACTTTGAATTTACGGACCAATTAGCAGGATACTAAAATGGCAGAAGAAACCAACATTATATCTCAGAACGTAGAAGACTGGGTAATGGACAAATGTGAAGAGTGGCGAGATCACTATCGCTCAAACTATCAAGAACGCTTTGATGAATACTATCGTCTTTGGCGTGGTATATGGGCATCAGAAGATTCGTTACGGCAGTCTGAGCGTTCTAAGATTATTAGTCCTGCTTTGCAACAAGCTGTCGAGTCTTCGGTGGCAGAAGTTGAAGAAGCAACCTTTGGTCGAGGTAAGTGGTTTGACATTCGTGACGACCTAGCCGATCAAAA